ACAAACTTTTTAATTTGTTCGAATAAAGGTTGTGCCAATGTAGTGGTAGCTACAGCACCTAAAGCAGCAGTAACAGCCGTAACCATTACTTCTGCAGTAGGGAGTGGCATTTGTATGTCTAATACAGGTATTTCTAACTTAGGTTTTGGTGGTGGTTCTGAAGTCTTTTCCTCTGCCTTCTCTGTGCCCGGAGGACGTTCCAAATCACTTGGTGGGATGACTATAGGCCGAAAGGCTGGAACGTCCGCTACAGGCTGTTTTAAGTACATCTGAGGGATGTACAAAGGTTTAGGAATATTAGGAGTGGGTAGATTTATCTCCATCCAAGGGATGTAGCATGTATTCTAGTTACTTTAGAACCAGATCCTTGGTTGTGTGTAGTGATCTTATATTTAACGCTGGTACCAGAAGTAATACCTGACAAATCAATATCGTGAGCAGCTAATATTCTCTTATTAGTACCCCATGATCCAGCATCAGTAAAGTTGACAGCACTTGTAAATACTGAACCATTTCTACTTACATACCCTTTAATGTCAACATTTTCTGAAGCTGTACCTGTTGCATTCTCTATAAGCAATACTAAGTCAGCAGTTGTAGGTGCTGATGTAGCAGTTTTAGCTGTGGATTGCAGAGTTAAATCACCACCTTCTGATGTAAATGTAGCGTTATCAAGGTATCTAATAACAACAATACCAGAGCCACCTGCACCACTGCTTTCTGGGTCACCACCACCGCCTGAGCCAGTGTTGGTATCTCCAGCTGTTGCATTTGCGGCACCATTAGATACGTTTGTATATGGAGAAGGTGATCCACCATCGCCACCTACACCACTAGCTCCGCCATTAGGCATAGCTTTATTGTTACCAGTTGCACTATCTCCAGGGTTACATCCATCAGAGTATCCGGCTCCACCGCCACCAGCTGCATACATTACGTTAGAACCTGTACGCAAAGCGTTATTTAAGCCAGTACCACCGTTTCCTCCGTTAGAGGTACCACCATTCTGACCTGCAGCACCGGCTCCACCGCCGCCACCTCCAGATTGGTAGCCACCGCAGCCACCGCCGCCGTCATATGCTTCTCCACCATTATTACCTTGACCAGCAGTACCATTTCCATGACTTGTACACATGAATGGATAACCACTACCACCGCAATTATAAGCGCCAGCACCTCCGCCAGAACCACCATTACGGCCATCATTTGCTCTTCCGCCGCCACCACCGCCTACAGCAGTGTGAGAAGCGAATACAGAATCCTCACCATCTGCTCCTAAGTCTGCTGGAGCTTGACCGGCACCTCCATCACCAACAGTAATGGCATAAGTTTGTGCAGTTACAGCAAAGCCTGTGCCAGTTAACATACCACCGGCACCGCCTCCGCCCCATTCTCCACCACTTCCACCGCCTGCTACAACTAAATAATCAACAGTACCAGAACCAGGACATACCCAGTTACCGTCAGCTAAGAAGGTATGTACCTTATATGTAGGTGAACTACCATATGTAGTTTCAGTACCACCGGTAGCATTACCACCTCCCAGTCCTACATAGTAACCACTTGTACGTTGTTCATTAGTACTAGCAGAAGCATCAATACCTGATGCATCATTATAATCATCAATGATTTGGTTAGTTAGAGAATATTCATTCTTTGAATGATCTATAGCTCTATAAAAACCAAGCATTGCTATATTTCTTTGTACTTGGTCATCATTATAAGTTACTGCAGCATCCGCCCATTTAAAGCCTCCAGCTGCACTACTATCTGCTGTTAATACCTGACCATTAGTAGGAGCATTAGCGTTTAATTTTGCTTCTGTAACTGTAGTATCTCCTGGTACAGCAGCTGCCCAAGACATATTAGATCCAGAGCCTCCAGATGTTAATACTTGGCCAGATGTTCCTGCACCTAATCTTGCAGGTACTCCAGATGCAGTATAGTGCATTATATCGCCTTGAGTACCATCTTCAATTTCAGCAGGTGTTACAGCATTATCTGCTATCTCAGCAGTACCTACTGCTCCTGTTGCGATATCAGCAGCTTTTACTTCGCCGTCTTTAATACCTAAAGAATTTACTTCTGTTAATGCCAT